GTAATCCACCCAGTTCTAGCTGGCTGTGTACCTTTTCTTTTATTGGCGTGATTGTTGGTTCCGTCATGTAAAGCTGCAATCCAGGCGTACTGTTCCCCTGCATCAGTAGTAGTGACATATTTAGAAACCATGCCGTCAAAAGTCTCTCCAAGCCAATAACTCGCAGTAGTCGATGAAACGGTTGAGTTCGTCAACGTAGGATTCGTATTAAGAGCCCTTCGTATGTAATTGGGAGAATTCTGAGTAAAATTGACCCTGAACATATTATCATAGCCGCCACCTCCGTAGCTGCCATCTCTTCTAACATGGAGGACGAATTCTTTATTAGCAACTGATTTAACGTATGTCCCTGCAGCGTCATAAACGGCATTGCTACCAGAAGGAGATGTTCCAGAAAGAGTGAAATATGTGCCCGAAGCTGCATAAAGTACAGCGGCCAATGTTCCAGTCTGATTCACCGCGACAGAAGAACTGTTAATCATGAACAAACCATATGCACCGCCGTTCCCGGCTGTGGTGGTGTCAGGCTCAACTATGTCACCAGTGTCCCAACCCGCCTTGCCAGCTGTGGTCTTGTTGGTATGCTGATCACCAAGAAGCCTCACAATCGTGGCAGCATTGTTGTTTTTCAACCAGGCTTGCGCAGCATATGCGGCATAAGTCGGAGCGATATAATTACCGTTTCTCCAAACATCTTCATTGCCGCCACCAGGGATCGGGTTTCCAAATATTTCTATGAATTCTGAAAATGATCCAACCTTAACTGGCCTATTTGCGGGCCCTCGCTCTGTTCTACCTATGATGACTGGGCCGATTTCGCCCACATTTCTTGTTAATTGTGAGTTATCAATCTCATCAACATATACACCAGGTGAAATAAAATTAAACTTTCTCTCTGCCATTGATTTTATCTCCTTTTAATCAAACGGATTTCTTTAATAAATAGTCTATCAGATTGTCAAAAGAAAATCATTCTTTATAAAAGGACCTTTTGTCCTGATGGCGAGGAATATCACCCCAAACAACTTTTTCGCGAGGCATTTTAAACTTCGCTGCATTTTCCCTTATAACTATCTTGGGTTGTTCTGAATTCTTCCCTTCTCCAATGATATATCCCAAAGTTTTGATATCTATTTTTGTCTCATATTTTCTATGCTCTGTCTCCATGGAGGAAACGTTGTTATCCAAGCTGACATCTCCCTGTATGAAGGATTCAAACGTATGACCATCGTGCTTGATTATAAAATAATTGATCCCATCTGTCTTTGTCATAAAGGGGGTTATCAAATCATTCATCTGTTGCTGGTATTCTGTCTTTATCATGATAGAATAAGTCATCTCAAGATATACCGGCATTGGTATAGAGATGGTCTCATAAACGACAGCCTTGTTTTCAATCATTCTTCCAAAAGCGTCCCTGTTGGGATAAGTTCGTTGATTAACGCCAGTTCCTGTGTGTTTTCTGTAGGAATCAGCATTTGCAAAATTAGCCGTTTTGTCTTGTTTTATTCTTCTCGCGATTGTTACCGAACCACCCTTTTTATCGTTAATTCGCTGTATATTTCCCCATGCAGATCCCTTTTTAGTCAAATCTTTTAACACAGCTGTGCGATCAATTATAATTCTAGGAAAAACCAGGGCGCCGTCGCGATCTCTCAGCTTCTCATCTTCTCGCGACTGAATAGCGCGCTCGGCAGTTGCCCAAAGCACAGGCACTTTCTTCCATCCTTCGTTCGTTGTCGTGTGAAGATCCAAATCTTCATTTAACCAATTATAAATGGCATAATCGATCGTCTCTAGAGTAGAGGGCATAAACGGTATTTCTTTTAATTTAGCTGGCATCGAATAGCCCCTTACGTGCTCGGATACATTTCGCTGATATTTCCATTTTATGGTCTGCTTGACCAAAAATCTGCTTTGTTTCGTTCAAAGTTACGATTTCATAATAATAAGATCCGTAAAGAAGAAAATCACCCTCTCTGACGAACAAATCTTGGTCCTCGGTCAGCCTTCTCTTATGAAAATGGACCGTGAGGCTGGAACGCTTGTCTATTCCTGCACTAGTGTTCGTCGTTTCGTGCCCTTCCCAATCAACAAGAGCATACACCCTGATTGGTGGGAGGAATGTCTTCTCTATTGCCTCGCCATAAAGAGAATGGAAGTTCGTATGATCAAGACTTATTGGATAATAAAGTACCTGTTGGCCAATAACTCGCTCAATAAGCTCATCGTTGACTTGCTTTACAAGATTCCTCTCCTTTTCTCCGAGAAACAAAGGAGGGGGAGGATTTGCTGGTTGTGACCACTTGTTGTCAGCCATTAGATGTTACCCCACATATATCCCGCCAGGGATTGTGGCGTTCACCTTGTTGACATTCTCTGCCATGGTCGCTTCTGTCTCAGCAAGCTTGTGATAGAGCATCTCGTCGAGAACTGTCTTGAGTTCCTCTCTGAGTTTTTCTTGTTCCTCTTTACCCTGTGAGAGTAGTTCACCGTGATTTAGTGTAACTGATTCTCCTGGTATCGGTATGGTAGAAAACTTGCCTCGAACTTGCCCCAGCATTTCTTTCGTCAAAGCTAGGCCAAAACGACGAATCCATTGTTTACCAATTGAGTTAATATTTTGAAAAGGGAGGTTTTCAAAAGGAATCGTATTCATGTTGTTGACACCGAAAACAGGATCGTCTATAGACTCATTGTCTTCCCACGGATTTGCATTTACTGTAAACTCGACCCACATTTTGTTTGGATGGGCCGCAGTAACATCTGGAAACAATCTTAATTTATTGTCTTTAATCTCGTAAGAATAATGAGATGTTCTAGTATACAAGTTATCCTCGAATGCCAATGCTTGAAGTTTATTCTGCCATGCTGGGACTAATTCAAAGTTAGCATCATCAGCAAACTGTCCATATTGATGTAAATTACCAACAGTGTTCAGTCCACCGTAATATCCATAAAATCGCCACATAGCGTGGGGAGTTTTATAGTATACTTTTCGAATCGTTATTTTAGAGTTCCCAACTTCGTCATAATAAGGAAAAGCTTCATTATCTTCATTTGCAGCAGAAGAAGAAATTATTGATTGCAAATCATAATCTTGAGTTCCCGCTGTTGTGTCAAATGATGCTGAATATATAGGCTCTTGGCCTCCAATTCCAACCTCCGTTGCGGTCGCATCGCCCACGCGCCTTGCATAACCAAACTGGAACCGCGGGAACCTAAGAGCAATATTGCTTCCAGATAATTCGGTGGTGTCATCGTCTTCTTTCAATTGACCTCGATGATCAAAAGTGCCAGTTGTTGCACCAAGAGCGCTATCTAATATGTTCTTTGCCTGGTGGGTATTGACAATATATGAATATTCTAAAACAGCCTCTTCGTAAGCGGCGTAAACGTTTTGAGCAGTTATCTCAATATCCAGTACATCGCCACCAAGCTTCCTATATGTGTAAGATACTTGCTCAACTGCTCCAGAAACGAAGTTGGCATCATATAATGGGCCATCGGTAGCGTAGTATCCAAATGGCAGATTTGCCAAAGTTACATCAGTATGTGTACCTGTGGCTGGCAGTATTACTGTGCTTGTCTGGCTTGAAGGTGTGAGAGTGGGGGACGCCATTAAATTATATCTCCTCGGATATAATTAGTTGCCGGCGCTACAAACATTCAATTAATCACTGAATTTATATTCAAACTTAGAAATGATTCTTCCAAACAAGCCTCGAACCATTTCCCGAGTGTTCTCATTATAATATTCAACATAAGGAATATTTACCTTTTTATAATCAGACTTTATACGAGGTAAGGTTGTGTATGGGATACCAATCTTATTACAAACAATTTCATAGTCTTCTTCTAGCTTCTCGTATCTTATTGTGTAATCCAAACTGTCATCACAAAACCCCTCATTAATACGCGAGATGTGTTCCAGCGCAGTTCTTTGCCAAAACTTATCTTTACTAGACCCATAGTGACTTGAGATGCCAGGAATCTTGAAACTAAACGTACCCTGTTTTATAGAATTCAGGATCTGAGCCCTTGTATACTTTGAATCGCGAACACTTATTTCAACCAAGCAGTCAAATACTTCCTTCCTGCTCATATGGGGCTCATCACGGCATGGCCAGTTATACAAACTCTTGAAGGAGAGCCAGTCCGTAAAATGGTTTTTGATATCACCAAAATTCTCACTCAGTGTATACTTGCCCGATTTTGTAAATGCAAACCAATAATAAGACACAACAGCATCCCATGGATTCCTAACAATTGTAAATTTATAATAGCCATCCATTTCAAGCTCTTCTTGTATCACACAAGGCAAGCTATGAGTGTGAAAATTAAATAGATTATTTCTAGGTTGGAATTCTGGTATGTCTGGATGGAGAGTATCCCCTGTTAAGAGATCTCCTTCTCCGCAATGTCTGATCAAAGACAACTCCACACTCGAACCGGCAGCCTTCATCGGTTTGAAAAATGCGAACTTGTTTTTGTGTGAAACGATCAGCGCTTATTTTTTCTTTCGTGCGGTTCTTTTGGTTGGCTTTTTAGTAGTTGCGCGCTTTATGGTCGCTTCGCTCTTGGGCTGTACCTTTTTTGTGACCTTTGGCTTCACAACACAAACCTCCTCAACAACTGGGGTTGGCTCTGGTTCCACAATTTCCTCAACAGCTTCCTGCTTTGTTTCAAGCTTGAAAACTGAAGCGAACTTATTACCAAACTTCGCACCAAACTTTTGAGGAAACTTCATTGCTCTTCTTTTCTTTCCCATGGGGACCTCTCTTTGTTATATAATAAATAGTTGAAAAAAAAGAAAACCCCACCTCCCGAAAGAAGTGGGGTTTAAAATGCATCGTTGTTGTGTGAAACAATTATCCAGTAATTGTGATTCCACCGGCTGCACTGGTAATTCCCCAAGTGTAAAATCCGGCTCCATCACAAATAACCTCTACCTTGTCTCCGATTAGTGAAGTATTAGCAACAAAATTTACTTGATCGCCAGTAATTGCACTTTCTTCGTCTTCGTTGCCTCCTGCAGAGCACACCACTATGCCAGACATCTTATCGGCTGTTCCACCTGCAATAATATATGCAGTAGTTGGAGCAATTTTAACGACAAATGTCCAGCGACATCCCGCGACGTTAGTAGCAGTCGCGCTTGGAAGTGTTACAGTGAAGCCGCCAGCCAAATTTAACATAAAAATCTTTCCGCTGTCTCCGACTGTTAGTGTTTTAGCCGCTGTAAGCGTCTCCATTTGAGTTCTACAACTCATCTGATTAATATTGTCATTAATCAGTTTCGTAACCCTAGCATGTCCTAATCTTTTCGTACCCATAGTTAGAAACCCTCCCTTGGCTCTCGCCATTTATAATCATGTCCGCATTCCAGAAAAATTTGAAATGGTGATGGATCAAGCCCATCCAATAACTATATGTTTTCTGCCTATAACTAGTATCGCCACAAACAAAAAGCCCCCGCCTTTCGAAAAAGACAGGGGCTTTTCTACTAATTGGTTACAATCAGTTGTTAGCTAGTTGCGCCAGCGTTACCCAAGAGGTCACGCACAACAACCAGACCGTACATATCAGGTCTGACCATCTTCTTAGCGTAACGAGTCATCACGCCCTTGCGGGGCACGAAGTCCTCGATACCGAAGATCGTCGGAGTGACCTGGAGAGGTACATACGGAGC